ATCCGCCGACAATCCCAACTGCTGCGCCAGGAAGGCAGCCTGCGCGCCAAGGCCCGACAGGTCCGACCGCGACGCCTGGTCCAGAGCATAACTCAGGGTTTCCGCCGCCACCGCCGCGCCGTCTGTTTCGGTTTCAACGTCGCCCATGTCGGCGGCGAACTGCTGCGCAAGGGACTGCATTCTGGTTAGATCATCCAGCGCAGCCTGCAGCGCTGGCGTCATGCCCCCCGCCTCTGCAGCCGCCGCCTGGATTGCGCTGCGCAACTGGTCGACCAGAGGCAGGACATCGACAAACCGCTGCTCGTCAAACGCCTCTTGCAGCCCCGTTCGCAATTCAGCAATGCGGAACAACAGATCGGGCGAAACCAACTCGTCGCCAAGCGACCCGATTTCGTCAAACCGCCCTTCCAGCGCTGCCAGTTCTTCCCTTGCGGCGCGCAGGTCGGCTGCCACGACACGACCGGCGGGCATGTCCCCCTGCCCCATCGCCATCAAGTTGGCCAGGTCTGTTTCCAACTCGTCAATCAAGGCCCGCTGCGCATCGAGCTGATCCTGCGTGACGCTTACAATGGCTGTCCCGACACCACCGAAAAGGCGATCCAGTTCTTGCTGGAAACCATCGTTGAAGGCCTCGCCGAACAGGCCTCGCAACTCGCGCGCGGCGGCGACCCGCTCCATCCGGGCCAGCTCGTCCAGCATCCGCCGAACCTCGTCGGTCACGGCGCCGAACTCTTCGCGGATATCTTCCAGCGCCCCCGTGCTGGCCATGTCGGCCGCCGAGGCCGCGCGCTCGATGGCGCTTTCGGCATCGCGCAAGCGCTCGACAAAGGTTCGAACCTGCTCTTCGGTCTCTTCGGAATTGTCGCCCATGGTCAGCAACATCGCAGCGGCTGGAATACCGACCGCCGCCAAGGTGCCGAGCAAAGGCATTACCACGCCAAGCGCGCCACCCAAGGACGCGAAGCCGCCGAAAAGCTGCGGCAACTGCTGCGCCATGACCCGCGACGCGGATGTCCCGCCTTCGAGCTGCACTGCGATATCGCCGATCTGCGCAGCCGTGTTTTGCAGAACGGCACGACCCTGCCTCGACACATTGGTCACGCTCAGCAATCCGCGCGCGGCATGGGCGCTTGACCGGCTGATCCGCTGGTTGGTTTGGTCGAATTGCCGTTGCAGGCCCGTCGCGGTACGATCACCAAGGCCGCGGGCCTTTTCCATCGACCGCTCGAACTGTCGCATCGACACTTCAAGCCGGGTGACAAGCGCCGCGTCGATGCTGCTCACGCCGCGCCCCCGAACTTGGCTTTCATGGCCTCGAATTCTTCCCGGCTGGGCGCATCCGGCGTGTCAGACCCCATTGCACGCACCATGTTGACGAAATCGGCGAACCGCCAATCGCGCACCGTGTCCGGCCCAATGCCAAGCGGCGCAAAGGCCGCAAACAGTTTGCCAAGGTCCATCTTCGCCGGTTCCCCACCCGACTCCGCCGTCGCATCTGGCGTGATGCCGGACATGGCAGCCACCATGATGTCCATCGCGACGGTCTGACATTCCAGAAGACCGCCATCCTCGGCCTTTTCGTCAAACAGCCGCTCGGCCTTGGGGCGCTCCATGCCGCCGCGCACCAGGGCAGTCACGATGACAGCCTTCAGGTCGCGAACGAAGAACCGGAGCTGCGACAGGCGCAGGTAAATCTCGCCCACCGAAGCGTCGGCCGCGCGCTCGATATCCGCCAGGTCTCCCAGGCGCAGCTCGAACGCGCGGTCCAGCCCCGCGAAGTGTCGCGTGATCTGCATCAGGTCGCATCCACCCAAGTGCGTTTCCCGGCCGCGACGATCGTGCAGGTGAACGTCGCGTCGTTCAGATCCTCCTGCCCGATTTCAAGGCCCTGGAGGATGGCGGGAAACTCCCAATAGCCACCGTTATTCGCCGCCGACTCGTCGACCATCAGGCGGATGTTCTTGGCCTCGCCCGAATCCGCCCACTGCCGCAAAACTGGCAGGGCGGAAATCGCGACCCGGCCAGACCCGGACGCGCTGGTGTCCTGGCTGGTCGTGCGACGGGTCATGTGCGGCACCGTGGTCAGCGGCGTATCGCAATCCATGGCGACGGACTCATCGGTGTTGTTGGTCAGGTTCAGGCCACGGGTGTTCAACCCGCAAAGCCAGGTGAAAACTTCGGTCGGCGTTGCGCCGTCGCCCAGAAACAGGGCGAATTTGTTGGTAAGAACGGGGGGCGCCATGGCTTACTCCTTTGCGCTGGTGGTCGGTTTCGATTTCGGTGCGGCCTCGGCCACCTCGGCCTTGATCAGCGCATCGCCGATGGCTTTCGGCACATCGAGAACGTCCGGCCCGGCCTTGAACGCCATGATCTTTCCCGCGCTCACGCGATGATCATGGTCCCTGGTCACGCGAATTTGCATGGCATCAGCTCTCCTTGATTGCCTTGTTCAGTGCTCGTTTCAGCCGGTTTCGGGTACGCTTCCGCCGCGCCCGCCAGACTGGAAAGAAGAACGGGTTCGCTGTCATGAACCGCGTTCCAAACTCATGAAAGCGGGCGTAGAACGCATCGTCACCGCCCGCGAAAATCGTGATCCGCAAAGTGCCATATTCGCGGCCACCGACATGGCCGACTGTGATGGTTCCCGCCGGGGCATCGCCCCAGGTCCAACCGATGGACCCGGCAAGGCGCAACGTGTCGCCCTGCGGCGCGAGGTTGAACATATCCTCGACGATGTCGTGAGCCTCGCGCTCCAACGCGTAGCGCATGGCCTCGCGCACCTTGCGCGGAATCGCCTTGAACCGGCGATTGAACGCATCGAGGCCCTGAACCCGCGTCACGCCGCGCTTGCCGTCGCCTCAAGCTGCACAACCCCATGCCCGGTGATGCCATCGGGGTCGCGAAACACGCGCACAAGCGCCACCCGCACCGCCGAGAACGCAAACCCATCCGCCGACAAACTCTGCCCATGCAAAGCGTTGAACACCGCCGTGGTGATCTTGCGCGTTTCGAGTAACTGGCCGGAATCCTCCGTCCAGATATCGACCTGCAGCGCCTCGTCGGTCGCGCTCACGCACGACAGATCGGCGGGCGAAAAATCGGACGACCCGAAGGTCACGCAAGGCACAACCTCCGCCTTGCCGCGATCAAAGATGTTGGACCCGACCAACGCCGAAAGGTCTGCATCTGCGACAAGCCGCTCGAACACGGCCGTCTGGAAAGCTTCGGTTGTTCCGGTCACACCGCCACCCCGCTTTCGCAAACCAGCCAGACCCAATTGCGATCGGTCACTGCGTCCACCTCTCGGATGTTGTATCGAACCTCGCGGCGCACATCGCGCAAACTGTCTCGTGTCGTGATGCTGCGCGACCCCGGAAACGACCGCAGGGCAACCTTGAACACGGCCGTGCCGGTCTGCCCCCCGGCGCGCTCCGCCTCTTTGCCGCGCTGGTATTTGAACGCGGCGGGGGCCTGGAACTGTTCGGCCCAATCAATCGTGTCGCCACCCGCTCCGTTCGGGGCGCGCACCTCGCGGTCCAGCGCGATCCGCTCTGTCAAACGTGCAGCGTGCATGGCTTAGGCAAGGCCCCGGCGGAACGGCGCAATCAACGCGTCATGATGCGGGCCAAGAGGGCGGTCATCGTAAAGACACCGCGCATGGATCAGGATCGCGCTTTTGATCGGTGCTGGCACATCGCTGGCCGCAGGCCCGAACCCAGCCGTGAATTCGACGGTCACGCCACGCGCATCGGCGCCGATTACCGGGAAAACGAAAGCCTCGACGAAACGAACCTCGGCCCATGCATCGCGATTGTCGATGGCGATCAACTCCGGTGCAACGACTTGCGTCGCGCCATCGGCATCGATGTAGCTGACCGTTGCCGCGCTCACATCGGGGACCGGCAGGCGCAGCGGGTTGCCCCAGGCATCGAAATCCTGCGCCCAAACCTGGTTGATCAGACAGCGGCCAAGCACGCCACGCGGCCCGTCCAGGTGGGCGATTGCGCTGTCGACATACCGGGCGAGCCGAGCATCATCGTCAACGTGCAACACCCCCGCTTCGGCCTTGATGTCATCGAGGCTGACAGCGTCAGCAGCCGAAGCGGTGACCAGACGAGCCGCGTGCATTGTCATTTAGCCGTCTTGCCGCGCCCAGCAGTGGCCGGTTTGCCCTTGGCCGCCGCCTCAGCCTCAGCCTTGGCCGCCGCCTCAGCCTCGGCACGGGCGGCCTGGGCCGCCTGGTACTCGGACTCCAGAACCGCGACACGGCGCTGATGGATCAGCCGGTTTGCCTCATCCTCGGCAAACCCGGCCACCTCGCCCTTATTGTAAAGGCCGAAGGTTTTCACAAAGCGCAGCGTGATCATTGCGGCAACCGATCCATGCCACCGAAGACCAAGACGGCGCTCAGCGCTGCGGTGTCGGTATTGGCCGCACTCAGGTCGGGCGTGAACTTGGCGCGCACGTACCGGCCCGCTGCCCGCACGGACAGGTCGACCTCGAACACGCCGGTGACCGTGCCGCCACCGGTCGGTCCGGTCGCCACAACCGCTGCTGTAGCAGAGGTCAGAACCTCGGCATCGGACAGGTCATCCACCTGCCCCTCTTCGATGCTGTATGCAATCGAAAGCGTTTCCGCTTCGCCAAGCGTGGCGGTGTAGGGGATGGCCAGCACGGCGGATTGCGGATGACCCGAAGCGGCGCGGTCGATGATCGGCCCGGTCACCTCGGTTGCATCCCCGGAACCACCAGCCGTTGCCGCGACATTTGCCGCCGCGCGCTCCACCTTGATCAGATCCCCGATCGAACGAATTTGCGTAGTCATGTGAAGAACTCCTGTGCGCGGGATCACCGCGCGTCAAAGATGAAAACCGGCACGGGCCTGCCGCGCCGGAAAATCAGGTGTTGCGATCAGATGCCGGGTGCCCAGGTCACGCCGGTCAACACGGCGACGGCCGCCAGGTGGCGCACGCCGATGTCATGCTGCATGATCATCCGCATCAGCGTCTCATCGCGCGAGAATGCGGCCTGCATGTTGCCTTCGGCATCCTTGTAGGCGGCCTCCGTCGACATGGCGATGCTGATCCCGGAATGCTCGCCGACA